GTGGGGTGCCTGGCGCAATTACTGGTGGTGCGATTGGCGCTCAAGTCGGTCAATTCAGGCAAGCATTAGCCGGCACCGCTACTTACGCCGCAGAAATTGCAAAGCAACGTCAAGCATTGCAATTAGTTACCAAAGACACGACTGAATATCGTCGTGCACTGCAATTTATTGATAAAACAAGTCGAGATCTTGCTATACCGCAAGAAATCCTCACACGTCAATTTACTCAACTTACTGCCTCTGTTAAAGGTGCCGGTGGAAACGTTAAAGATGCCGAAAAAGCATTTATTGGTGTAGCATCAGGCATTCGAGGTACAGGTGGTTCGCTTGATCAGCTTGATTCCGCCTTAACCGCAACCTCACAGGTTTTCAGCAAGGGAAAAGTTTCTGCTGAAGAATTACGCCAGCAAATTGGAGAACGTTTGCCTGGTGCATTCAGCTTGTTTGCAGAATCAATAGGCATGACTCCGCAGCAACTTGATAAAGCCCTTGAAAAGGGACAAGTTAGCCTGCAAGATTTCCAAAAATTTGCGGAAAAATTATTTGATGAATATGGTGAAAACGCAAAAATTATTGCTGCTGGTCCAGATGCTGCTGGTGACCGTCTTCGTACATCACTTTCTCGCTTGAGTGAAAGCATTGGTAGCTTGCTAAAACCAATTGGTGCATCGTTTCAAAATACGTTTGCAAATATTGTTGTTGCAATTGATGCGGCAATTCGCAAGCTCAATCAATTTTTTAGTCTTGGAAAAGGTAGGCAAGGAGAGATCAATCAACTACAAAGTACACTTGATGCAACTGATAAGAGTATTCGCAGATTTGAAGCTCTTGGCGGCAAAGGCGGTACTGAGTTAGGTCCAATTGAAAAAGGTCAATATAATGTTTTATTGCAACGACGAACTAAAACTTTTGCTCAAATGTCCGCATTGCTTGCTGCTGAAATGGCAGCAGCAGGAACAAAAGAAGAGCCATCTAGGGGTCTTCCTAGAATTCAACCTGAAGCCACAAAAGATAAAAACGCAGGTAAAACAGCGGCTCAAGCACTAGCCAGCTCAATACTTCGCACGCAAATTATAGAAAAACAAGCAAAAGAAATATTTAAAGTAGCAATTTTGGAGGACAAAATAAATGATGCGCAGGAAAATCAAAACAAACAACGTGCTCTTGGCCTGCAGCTTGAAAAAGACAGATTGAAAATTATTGGACAATATGATACAGAAACAATAAAATTAGCAAATACAAAAAATAAAGAAGCAGAGCGTTTAGCATTAAGATATGAACGCAATGCTAAACTTGTAGCTTTACAGTTAAAATATGAAAATGAATCAAATAAAATTACAAATGAAAAACTTGATAACTTAGGAAAAATAAACATAAAAATCGCTGAAGCTGAATTACAGACAAAAATTTTGACTGATGAAGATAAAAAAAGAATTGATATTAATAAGCAACTTGCTGCTGTTGTTGAAGAATTTTACGGAAAAATAACTAATACTGAGTTACTTGAAGCACTTCAAAAACTGCGTGCAGCTTTAGAAAATGCAGCTAATTCTGGAAATACTTTTAAAGATAATTTTGAAGCTTCATTTAAAGCAATAGCTGATTCTGCTTTGAATCTTGGTGCAAACCTAGGCTCTGCATTAGGCAATACTTTTGTTGGACTAGCAGATCAACTCGCTGATTTTGCTGCCACGGGAAAAGCTACTTTTGCGGATTTTACTCGATCTGTTCTTCTTGATCTAAGCAAAATTTTCATGAGAGCTGCTATTTTTCAAACTTTAAAAACTATTATTCCTGGCGGTAAAATATTTGGAATGTCTATTTTTGCTTCGGGCGGTATCATGACCCCTGACGGTCCGTTACTTCTGAAGCGTTACGCCGCTGGTGGTATTGCTAATAGCCCGCAGCTAGCCATGTTTGGTGAAGGCAGCCGCCCTGAAGCTTATGTGCCCCTTCCTGACGGTCGCAGCATTCCCGTAACGATGAAGAACGGTGGTGGCACCAGTGTGGTCGTTAACGTTGATGCCAGCGGCTCCAGCGTGCAAGGCAACCAGCCTGATGCAAACGCTTTAGGACGTGCCGTTGGCGCTGCAGTACAGGCAGAATTGATTAAGCAGAAGCGTCCCGGAGGCTTGCTCGCCTGATGGCTACTTTTGATGATGCAACAGTTGGAACAAGCACCGGCGGAACAACGCCAGATTTTAGCTTGAACAAAAAAAGTGAACCTCGTGTTCGTTCTATTCAATACGGCGATGGTTACTCGCAAAGGCTTCGTTATGGTTTAAATACAAGCCCAAAAATTTGGGATTTGAAATGGACTGCCAAGAATAATACTGACGCAAATGCAATAGAAGCATTTTTGGAGGCTCGTGCTGGTGCGGAAAGTTTTTACTGGACACCACCGGCTGGAACGGGTGCTGGCAGATACATTTGCCCAAACTGGAATCGTGAATTGCAATACGCAAATATCAACATTATTAATGCCACCTTTGTGCAGGTCTTTGAGCCATGAGCGAGTTATTTCAGCAGCTTATCGGTTCAAGCCCCAATGCCATCATTGAGTTATATGAGCTGCAGTTGGTTGCCGCCGTTCACGGCAGTGCTGATATCTACCGTTTCCATAGCGGTGTAAATGCCAAGACACCTGCGGGTGACATTGCCTGGCGCGGACAGCTTTACATGCCGTTTCCGATTGAGGCGGAAGGCTTTGAGTATTCAGGCAACGGACAACTTCCAAGACCAAAGGTGCGGGTGTCCAACATCCTTGGCTCCATGTCGGCAATTTTGGTCAATGCCAATGTGTTCACACCAGGCAATGACCTTGCCGGAGCTAAGTTCACGCGCATCCGCACGCTAAGTCGGTTCCTGGATGCTTCCAATTTTACGGGCGGCACCAATCCATTCGGCACACCTGGTGACAGCGAAATGCCGCGTGAGGTGTATTACGTTGACCGCAAAGTTACAGAAAACCGCGATTACGTCGAATGGGAGCTGGCGGCTGTATTTGACCTTGCTGGGGTGCGTGTTCCTCGTCGTGTGGCGTTGCCTAATGCCTGCCCATGGATCTATCGCGGACCAGAGTGCGGTTACACCGGCACAAACTTCTTTGACGCCAATGATAATGCTGTCGCCACACAATTTGCCATTAACTTTCCTGCTGGTAACGAACGCCTGCAAGCTGGGCAAACGCTATTTACCGATCAACACCTGACTTCTGTCAACGGCTGGTGGCGCACCACGCTGCAGGCTGACGGCAACATCGTGACAAGAGCCAAGAACAATGCACTGGTCTTTGCCGCAGGTACTGGCGGTTTAAGCGGACAACGACTGGTGATTCAAACCGACGGCAACCTAGTGCTGTATCGCGCCAACAATACCGCCGCTTGGAGCACAGGCACTGATTTGGTTGGTACGCCGACTGCAGTGCGGCACATGGATTGGCGACAAGAAAGCACGGTCAATACAGGTCGCGCTGGAGCGTTCTTTTACGAGGTTCTTGGCAATGCCAATAACTATGCCGGTCAATCACGCACGGTAACACGTCAGTTCACGATTGATGGCCGCACAATCACGTTGAGCTATACCGCAACTTCAACGGCATTGCCGCAGAACTACGTGACTGCCTTTGCTGCATTGGGTCGAACAGTGACCCATCAGTGGACGCAAGGCGCACCAGTCATCAATGACGACTATGGCGACCCCAACCTCAAGCCTATGGCTAAGGCAACGGTCAGCACTTCAACGGGCATGTGGAAGGTTGGCATTTATTTCAACGCCATCGTCAGCGTGGGAGCAACGAATCCATGGAGAAACGGCGATCCCGTCGTCACACCCGGCGGTCTTGGTACGTTCAGTGCTGTTGCTGCTGTGTACTACACCCGTACCGCCAGTGGTTATAGCACCAACTACCTAGACCAACAAAATGATGGCAACCTTGTTTATTACCACGGTGGCAGCAATACTCCGTTGTGGTCTTCGGGTTACGTGAACACTGTTGAGCCAGTCGTGACAACCGGAGCAGTTATCACCGCAGCGCAGGACGTATGCGGTAAGCGACTTACCAGTTGTCGTAAGCGATTTGGCGAGACCGCTGCATTGCCGTTTGGCGGATTCCCCGGCGTTGGAGGTTACTACGGATGACAAGGAAATGGCAGAAGGCAGCGATTGAGCACGCGCTGGCGGAATCACCACGAGAGGCGTGTGGCTTGTTGGTGGTCATCAAAGGTCGCAAACGCTATTGGCCGTGCAGCAATCTGGCGGACTCACCTCAGGATTTTTTCATGCTGGATCCTGACGACTACGCCAAAGCCGAAGATGCAGGTGAAGTGCTTGCCGTTGTACATAGCCATCCAACCTCACCGGCAACACCAAGCGAAGCGGACCGCATGGGATGCGAGAAATCCGGCATCACCTGGCATATCGTCAACCCCGGCAGCCTGGAATGGAGCACGATTGAACCGACTGGCTACAAGGCACCTTTAGTGGGACGGCAATGGGTTTGGGGCATTAGCGATTGCTGGACGCTGGTAAGGGACTGGTACGCCGAGCATTTTGCGTTGCCACTACGGGATTGGGAACGTCCGGTTGACCTAAATAACTTCAATGCCGACCCGATGTTTGATCGCTGCTGGCGTGACGCTGGTTTTATCGAGGTTTCAATGGATGAGCTGCAGATCGGGGATGCGTTGCTGATGGCGCTAGATGGCTGCGATGGCTTGAACCATGTGGCGGTGTACGTGGGTGACCAGATGATCCTGCACCACATTCGGGGACGATTGAGTTCCCGTGACATCCTCGGCGGCTATTATTTGAAAAATACCGGGCGTGTGCTCCGGCACTCCAGCAGGTGCCAGTAATGCGGATCATCAAGGTCTACGGGGCATTGGCGAAATTTCTCGGTCAGCGCAGCTTTAAGGCTGACGTGCAAAATCCAGCGGAGGCTGTGCGTTTCCTGCTGGCAAATTTTCCAAACTTGAAGCAACACATGGCGGACCAGCACTACAAGGTAAGTGTTGGAAAGTTTGAATTACCGCTAGCAAATCAACCGGAAGTTTTACATTATCCAACGGGCAAAAAAGAGCCAATTCGTATTGTCCCGGTGTTTGCTGGCGCTGGTAGTGGAGTCGGCAATATATTGGCTGGTGTTGGTTTAATTGCACTGGCATTAATTAATCCATTTGGGGCAGCAGCTATCGCGGGCACATCAATCTCCACCATCGTCGGTGGTATTGGCGTTTCTCTTACTCTGCGCGGCGTCGCACAATTATTGACACCCACATCGCAGGCATCGGTTGGGAGTAATAGTCCTGATGATCCTCGCAAGTCCTTCAGTTTTTCCGGTATTCAGAATGTATCCCGGAGTGGTGTTCCTGTACCAATCGTTTATGGCGAAATGCTGGTGGGCAGTCTCGTGATCTCTGCTGGTATTACCAGCGATCAAATTGGATAAGCCAATGACTGACTATGTGATCGGTGCTGGTAACCGCGGTGGCGGCGGTGGTAAAGGCGGCAATGGCGGTGGAGCGCGGACTGCCAGCGTTGATCCTGATAGTCTCCAGTCAAAACAGCACGCACTGGTTTTAGACCTAATCAGTGAAGGCGAAATTGAAGGCTTCCCATCTGCTCGTGCCTATGCACGTGACTCGGCTCAATACAATCGCGCATTGTTAAAAGACATATTCCTAAACAACACTCCGATTGCACGCGAAGGCGCCAACCCCGCCAATGCATACCAGGTAGCAGATCTTAACTTCCGCGACTTTGAAGTTTTCAATCGTTACGGCACGCAAAATCAAACGCAGATGCTATTCAGCACTGCAACACAAGAAGAAGTCAACGTATCAACCCAGGTCACCAATGCAATCCCGATTACGCGCACGGTTACGGATGTCAACGTTGATGGCGTTCGCATCACACTGTCAACGCCTGCGCTGCAAATCTTTCGCCGCAATGGTGATGTTGTTGGTACGCGAATTGATTTCCGAATCCAGTTTTCTTACGGTGGTGGTCCTTTTACAACTGTAAAGACAGATTCAATCGTCGGTCGTACCGCTGACCTTTATACCCGTAGTTATATCCTCAACTTCGCAGCACCTCCGCCGGTTTCAATTCGAGTTATCCGTGACACCAGCGATAACGCAAATGATTCCAGTGGTGATCCAGTGCAAAATAGTTTGTTCTGGACGAGTTATACAGAACGGATCTATGAAAAACTGCGTTATCCCAACAGTGCACTTGTTGGTTTCCGCTTTAACGCTGAACAGTTCAGCAACATTCCCGAGCGGATGTACCGTGTACGCGGCATCAAGGTACGCATCCCCGACAATGCCACTGTCGATAGCACTAACGGTCGCCTGACCTATGCCGGTATCTGGAGTGGCAACTTTCAAGTTGCAAAGTGGACGACAGACCCAGCCTGGATCCTTTGGGATTTGCTTACCAATAGTCGATACGGAACAGGTGCTTATGTTTCGGCATCGCAATTAGACAAGTATGCGTTCTTTGCTGCCAGCCAATACTCCTCAGCCCTAGTGCCCAACGGCTTTGGTGGCACTGAACCCCGTTTTTCATGCAACGTCTGTATACAAACGCAGGAGGAAGTTTTCAAGCTGATTAATGACATGTGCTCGGTATTCCGTGCCATGCCGTTCTGGAGCGTTGGATCACTGACAGTTGCTCAGGATCGCCCGACAGATGCTACTTATATCTTTAACCAGTCAAATGTCACCGAGGAAGGCTTTACCTATAGCGGCAGCAGTCTGAAGACTCGTAGCACGGTGGTTGCCGTTAAATATTTCGACATGACTGCCCGCACTTATACCTATGAAGTAGTTGAGGATGCCACTGCCATTGCCAAGTTTGGCATCAACAAAAAGGAGGTTGATGCTTTTGCCTGCACCAGCAAAGGCCAAGCTCGCCGTGTTGGTGAGTGGATCCTGTACGAAGAGAACAATACCACCGAAGTGGTGAGTTTTAAGACGGGCATTGCACCTGGTCAATACGTCCGCCCCGGTGAAGTCATCAAGGTGATGGATCCCGTGCGTGCGGGCTTTGTGCGCGGTGGTCGTGTGGTCAGCGTCAGCGGCGCACGGCAGATCACGATTGATCGCCAAGCCAGCACGATGTTCACCGACACGGTGCCAAGCACGTTCACTTTCCAAGTGGTGCTGCAGGATCAAACGGTGCAGGTGATTAATGGCGCCACAATCAACGGCAACTTGGTGACACTGCCAACAGACCTGCTTTCACAGCCTTATGCCGGCAGCCCGTGGATGATTACCATCCCCACGCTGTCTGGTCAACCATTCCGCGTTCTTACTGTTCAAGAAGAATCAGACGGCATTACCTATGCCATCACTGGCATCAAATACGACTTCAGTAAATACGACTATGTAGAGCGCGACATTCCGCTGACACCTACGGACATCAGTGACCTGAACGTTGCACCAGCTACTCCGGCACAACTCAGCGCCTCGGAAGTGCTTTATGAATCCAGCGGTCAAGTATTAGCTAAACTAATCATCAGTTGGCGTGCCCAAACCGGCGTTGCTCGTTACATCTTGCGCTACAAGCTCGGTGACGGTAACTGGACAACCGTTGCCACGCAATCACCTGATTTCGAGGTGCTAAACAGTGCTGTCGGGTTGTACCGTTTTGAGTTACAGGCTGAAAGTGCCGGCTTCACTCGCTCCGGTATCGCCACCGCTCAATACAACGCTTTAGGACGCACGGCGCCACCTGCCACCATCCCCGATCTTTTTATCACACCAATCGATGCACAAAGCGCCGAATTGAGCTGGCCGCAAGCCGTTGATCTTGACGTGCGTATCGGCGGTCAAATCCGCATCCGTCATACCACGCAAACAGGTGCCAATGCGGTCTGGGGCAACTCAAACGACATTGTGCCGGCATCGCCCGGTAGTGCTACGCGCAAGATTGTGCCGCTACTGGCTGGCACCTACTTCATCCGCGCTGTTGACTCCAGCAACAACGAATCCACGGGCGTCGCCTCGGTGGTGGTCTCACTGCCCGCCCCACAGGATGCCTTGTTGGTGCAGTCCTATCGAGAGGACACCACCTCCCCGCCATTTAGAGGTACGACCACAACGATGGTCTACAACGCGGATGAGGCTGGTTTAATTGCCATTTCTACTGGCTTAATTGATACCATCCCCGACTGGGATGCCTTGGCGGATATTGACTTTTACGGAGCCACGGTATCTGCTGCGGACTACGTGTTTTACAACGCGCTGGACCTTGGCGCGACTTACGACATCAACCTGCGAAGCGTGTTGCAGACACGGGCATTTGAACCGAACAACCGCTGGGATGACCGCACGGGGCTGGTGGATGCCTGGAACGATATTGACGGTAACGACCTTGGCGCTACCAACGGCAGCCTGTCAGTACGCACCACCACCGATAATCCGGCTGGCACACCGACCTATAGCACTTGGCAACCATTTGTCAATGGCATCGCCCGTGGTCGCGGCTTTCAGTTCCGCTTTAATGCCACCATCAACAACCCAGCGCAGAACATTGCCGTGCAGCAGTTGGGTGTGATTACGGAATTGCAGCGTCGCACCGAAACCCAGCGTAACCTGACCAGTGGCGCAGCGGCTTATACGGTAACATTCCCGGCAGCGTTTTACGCCACACCCAGCATTGGCATCACGGCACAGGACATGAACCAAGGCGATTACTTCACTTTGAGCAATGCGAGCCGGACTGGCTTCACGGTGACCTTCCGCAATAGTGGCGGTAGCATGGTCAGTAGAAACTTTGACTACCAAGCCGTTGGTCACGGCAGGCAGATCACCTAATGGCTCAGGCAACTGATTACGTTTTAGCCAACCAGAGCGGGGCGAACTTCCGCGCTGAGTTGAACACGATCTTGGCTGCGACCGTCAGTCAAAACTCAGGTTCAACGGCACCGACCACGACATATGCGTATCAGTGGTGGATTGATACGGGTGTCAATCCGGCACTCCTGAAGCTGCGTAATTCCGCCAACGATGCCTGGATCACAGTCGGTGACGTTACCGCTGCCAACCTTGGCCTGCTGACTAGCGCCACTGCAGCCAGCACCTACCTTGCCTTGGCGGGTGGCACGGTTACCGGCAACCTTGAGATCGGCACCGCTGGCAGCCTGACATTCGAGGGCAGCACCGCCGACGCCAACGAGACCACGCTGGCGGTGGTGAACCCTACGGCAGACCGGACCATTACGCTGCCTGATGCCACGATGACGGTGGCTGGCATCAATATCAATCAAAGTTTCACCGTTGCCCAGCGTGGCAGCATCACCGCACTGACGGATGGGGCAACGATCACCCCGGACTTTGCAGCGGCGAACAACTACTCCGTGACCTTGGGCGGTAACAGGACGCTTGCTAATCCCACGAACATCACCGCTGGGCAGAGTGGCGTCATTGTGATCACGCAGGATGGCACTGGTGGGCGGACTTTGGCTTACGGCAACAACATCAAGTTTCCGGGTGGCACAGCACCGACCTTGACGACCACGGCCAATGCAGTTGATGTGCTGGCGTATTATTGCGAGAGTGCGACTCGGATTACTGCTCGCCTGATCGCGGATGTGAGATAATGAGCGTTATCAACAACGGCCTGTTGCTGGCTAGCGCCGCTGAAGCTGCGGTTGGCTATCAGATCAGTAGGAGCCTTCGGTTCAACAGTAGTGACAGTGCCTACTGTACCCGTCAATATACATCGGCTCCAACAACTCGCACAAAAGGGACAATATCATTCTGGGTCAAGCGTGCAGCGCTGGGTTCAAACCAGTGGATATTTGATTGCTACGACGGTAGTTCTTCTGCCTCATCAAACCTACGGTTTAGATCAGACAATGCTTTTGAGTTTCAGTATGGAGGCAGTGCCGCATACTCTCTGATAACAACACAAGTATTTAGAGACCCATCGGCCTGGTATCACTTCGTATTCATTCTTGATTCGACGCTTGGCACTAGCTCAGATCGAGTTAAGATGTATGTTAACGGGGTACGAGTAACCACGTTTTTAACGGCTAACTACCCTCCGCAAAATGCAAATCATCTTTTTACTATTAACACGGCATTAAACAGAATCGGATGCCGGCAGGATGCGGGCGCGGGAACTTTCTTGTCAGCGTACCTAGCAGACTTTACTTGGTTGGACGGCATTGCTGTAGCTGATGCCGGGAGCTTCGGGGAGTTCGACGCCACCACCGGCGCGTGGAACCCCAAGGCATACACCGGCAGCTACGGCACCAACGGTTTCCGCCTGCCGTTCAGCGATAACTCTGGCACCACCAGCACCACGCTCGGTAAAGACAGCGCCGGCAATAATAATTTTACGCCCAATAACTTCAGTGTTGCAAGCGGCAGCGGGAACGATTCGCTGGTAGACAGCCCGAGTTCCTTCGGCACGGATACAGGCGTTGGCGGGGAAATTCGGGGGAATTATGCGACGTTAAATCCGCTACATGGGACAGGGACGCTATCCAATGGAAATCTTGATTTCACATCCGCAGCGAACCCTCATAAGCGAGCGGGAACGATGGGGGTTTTTAGCGGAAAGTGGTACTACGAAGCAGTAATGACCGCGCAGGTCGGTTCTTACCAAGGTGTAGGCGTAGGTAATCAAAATTACATAGCAGCAGCAGGCGGCATTGGAGGATCCGCTGACTCATGGGGGATCCTCTCGGAAAGCGGAATCAACGGCTATTCGTATCACAACAACAGCGCCGGACCAGATTACGGCACGATCAATGTCAACGACGTAATGATGGTTGCATACGATGTTGATGCCGGAAAAATTTGGTTTGGCGTCAACGGCACTTGGTTTAACAGTGGCGCACCGGCGTCTGGTACAGGAGCTATTTATACCAATCTCTCAGGCACACTCTTCCCCGCTATCAGCAGTGGAAGCGGTGGAACGCTTATTTGCAACTTCGGCCAACGCAGTTTCAGTTATCAAGCACCAGCGGGCTTCAAATCCCTCTGCACCGCCAACCTGCCGACGCCGACGATTGCCAAAGGCTCGGACTACATGGATGTGAAGCTCTACACCGGTAATGGCTCCACGCAGACCATCAGTGGGCTGAACTTCTCGCCTGATTTGGTGTGGCTACGCAATAGGTCGCAAGCATCTAACTGGGTGCAGTTTGATACTGTCAGAGGCGCATTGATTCGTTTGTGCTCAAATCTCACGGTTTCTGAGGCGAGCCTAGCTAACAGTCTGACTAGCTTCGACTCGACCGGCTTTACATATGGCAGTGAAGGATCAGGTAATAACAATGGCGATGCGTTTGCAGCATTTTGCTGGGACGCCGGTTCTTCTACCGCATCCAACCCAGATGGCAGCATCACTTCTAGTGTCAGAGCCTCTGCTTCGGCAGGTTTTTCTGTGGTGAGTTGGACATCGGATGGTGCCTCAAGCATCAAAACAATGGGTCACGGCTTAAACGCAGCACCCGCACTCGTCATCATTAAAAATAGAGACAGCGTGGACGATTGGACCGTATATCATTCGTCTTTTTCTAATCTTGTAAGAAATTATCTTCGTCTTAACACAACTGCGGCAGTTGCCACCCGTGGTATCGACTTATGGAGCACCTTTTCATCTACAACATTTGGCCTTGACCAATCATTTATTGCTGCCAATGGACATAAATGCATTGCCTACTGCTTCGCCCCAGTAGCCGGGTACAGCTCGATGGGGAGTTATGTAGGAAATGGAAGTGCAAGTGATGGTCCGTTTGTTTATACCGGGTTTAGGCCAAGATATGTGTTGATAAAGCGTTCTGATTCTGCTGTTGAAGCATGGTTTATATTAGATAGCGCAAGAAACACATATAACCCTGAAAACAGTTATTTGATAGCACATAGTGCATCTCAGGAAGATGCAAATAACTCAACCGTAAATACAGATTTTTTGGCCAATGGATTCAAATCTAGAGCGTCTAGTTCTGGACTTAACGCTTCCGGCGGCACCTATATCTACGCCGCCTTCGCGGAATCGCCAATAAATTACTCACGAGCGAGGTGAGTAGCGAACAAGACTAACCATCCAACATAAATACTCACACCTGAATGGGTGGTACTTTTCAGGAAGGAGGGTGAAAGTCCCTCCTTTTTAATATAAATAATACTACCACCCATTTAGAGTAGAAATGTATTACGTTTATTCGTACTTAAGAGAGGATTATAGTCCTTATTATATTGGTAAAGGTTCTGGTAAAAGAGCATATAACAAGGGACCAAAAGAAGTTAAACCACCAAGAGATAAATCAAGAGTTAGAATACTCAAAGCAGATTTAACAGAAGATG